GGGACTGGGTCCTTCTGCGTGTACCACGTATCTTTGCTAAGAGTAACAGCGAAGCCACGTGCACCGCTAAAAGGATTGCAATTGCCCACGCAATTGCCCCGATTATCTCGCTGAATCTGCTCAGCCAAGTATCTATTGCTTCCATAATTGGCCTCCGCGGGCGCATGTGATAGGTTTAAGGCGAGAATTGCTGCGTATAAGTACACACTAGCCATTGTTTTTCTCCGTGTCTTGGTACTCGTACCTGCCCTTGAGGTCGAACAGAGTAGCGTTCATCCACTCATGTTCAGTGATTTCGAACTTGTTACCGGGTATGGCTTGGATGTCACCACCCACCGCCCTACCATTGGTCTCGGCCACCTTGCCACAGTAGACAAGGCCGAAGCACCAGTAGTAATAGAAATAGTACTTAGTCATCAACCTTCTCCCTTGATCTCGATGGTGGCATTAACGCTCACCTTATAAGGAAGTATTCCGAAACCATCTATGATTTCGAAACACTCGGTGAGGTTGACAGAGGTACCCATCTGAGTGCGACGGGTTTCCGTATTGGTGACACTCCACTGCCAACCGTTCTTCTCGTCATAGACGATTAGAACAATCATCGCGGCACCACACCGTGACGCATTTCCTTGAGCAAGCGAGCGATCTCGCGGGTGCGACGCTCTTGTGCCTCCCGTAGCTCGCGGAGATTAATCATCATCTGCCTCTCTTTATCCGAGAGGTTGTCACCACCGCAGTTGTGAGATCGGCGATGGTTCATCAATTGGTGTTGCTTTGGAAAGGTAACACCACATCCCGTGCAGTACGCACGACGCGCAGGCTTATCCATCCTACGCTGGGTAGTCCTGTATCTTTTATTGTTATAGCCCATAACTTTCTCCTTGACAAGGGTTAATCTCACCTGTATACTGCGCCGAGCCGGCAAGGATACTATACCTAGGTACTTAAGGTACGCCGGTAGGCGGGGTTACGAAGGCAAGAAGTACCACGCTACGACAGAGATTACCAAGATAACAAAGCACACCAAAGCGTAGACAAACTCCTGTTCTAGCCAGTCAGGTTTGTTAGTCATTTCCTCCTCCAACGTATCAAGTACAACGCATGTACATCGGGCCGACGAGAGTGCTTCCTCGCCATCTTGCGGGTAGGGAATAGTAAGTAACAATACTTACCTTCCCTCTCGACTACGAGATAAAACATATAGATCATGACCCACCTCCCTCAAGGAACCGTTGTGCACGTTCGGGACGATCCCAATAGAACTTAGCTTTGTAGTCAGGGTCCATCAGATCAATGAACTCATTGGACTGGCGGCGGAGTTCGTCAGCCACCATACTGGGCCGTGTAAGACACGTCGATACGACCGTGACCTTCACTCCCTGTGACTGTACGTCCTCCACCGCCATCCGAAAGTCTCCATCCCCTGTGAAGAGAACGATATGGTTAGCCCACCGTGCAGCTTTCAGGATGTGCACGGCAATCTCAACATCCATATTGCCCTTCATTTCAGGGCGCGAGCCTCCATTATCGAAGTACTTCACAGGCTTAGAGACCAAGACGTAACCATTGTATGAGATGTGGTCGATCATCTTGAAGAGATTGTTAGGAACCTTCGGGTCCTTCTCAGGCAGAGCAGTGAAGTACATAGCCTGCTGAGGCTTGAAGTATTTCAATGTCTTCTGCCAATCGATCTGATAACCCAGTACACGCTGGGTTTCATACGCATTGGCCCCGTCGATCAATAGGGCCGTGACTTCGTTGGGTCTACTGAGCCACATAGAAACCTCCATCCCATTCACCTTCCCAGTTATTACGGAAACCAGGACCACCGGGCTTACGAGAGTCTCGCACCTCGCCAGGAGTACGAGCCTTAGTCCACCACCGTCGGCGCACTTCGCCAGTTCGGCTGTCGTAGTACGTAGTCTCGCCGGTGTTACTGTTCACCACCTTGTTTGTATGCCTCTTTCTCCGCTTCATCTTCTTTCCCCTTCTTGCAGTCCCGACACAGCCAAGTCAGCTTGCCTTCGTCATCATATCTCTTGATGTTTCTACCCCGGCCACAACCTTGACACAGGCCCCATGTTTTAGATGTGGCTGCCATTGATCTCAACCTTCTTGTGAGAATGCTTACAATACTTAGGCTCGGAAACCCAAGCTTGAGCGATGTCACTGTGGCTGGTCGGTCCCATGAGTGTACGGGACAGACTAATAGCGTATGCCTCATTGACATAACACTCGTGGTAGTATAGTCTGGTGGGTTCGTGCCACAAATAATACAGCACGGTACCCGGTTCCACTGGTGGCTGGCCGATACGTCTCCGCATCAGGCCATTGACCAACCCAATGACCTTACATGGGATTTCAGGATTAATCATGAGTATGGTCCTTGTTTCCAATACAACAAGACGACTCCAGCCTTGATGCCTCTGTCTTCATCGCCGAGTTCCCTCCCAAACTCGAAACCCTGACGGATAGCAGGTACAGGGTAGTTGGGTGGTTCCAAGCCACACATATAACGGCGTGTCTTTGGATTGCTGGCAAACGGTGCAATGTACGCAATACCCGCAGCTACACCATTAGCCGAATGGTGTACGGTTCCCAAGTAACCAGGTCTAATCATAGTATCCTCCTAGCGGGTGAGGTAAATCACCCATTCAGCGAGCCAGTCTCGCCAACGCACGACGTGATGATCGTGTTGCACTCACCCCTCCCATTTACCCGTATTGATGTGAAGAGTGATCACATCAAAGAACTGATTGATGTTGGAACGCCAGACAGCCAGATAAATGTACGAACCTGACTCATCGACAATCAGGCCGTCGAAGTTGACAACCTGAATGGTAAACGAGCCCCGATGCTGCATCATCTGGTATGAACAGCCAGTGGTATCCGAACGATAAGTAATCTTAGGCTGATTGGTCATTGTATCCTCCATTGTATAGTCCAAACACACGTATAGCGTAGGTGATTTCTCACCCACGCTACACAGTTATAGTATTATTCGTCGCCGGACAGCATATTCGCCCGACGATTGACCCATTCCTCGTGCTCGCGCTGCTGGTTCGCACAGAAGCGGATAGCTTCCGGCGAAGGCAACCGACCACGGTAAATCGGCGGTGCTTCCTTCAGAATGGGCTTGCGGGACACGATAACATCCATCAAGCGCAGCGTGGCTTGCGGTCCGCTGTCCTTGACGTATTTCTTGTCGTGGGGGTCCCAAATAGCGAGTTCCCAGACTTGATTGACGCAAGTCGGGGAAAGCTGTCGCCAACTCGGTTCGATCAGATGGTTACCACTTTCGGCAAATACGATTGACATTTAGTTTCCTTTCGCTTTGCTCTGGACGCTTGCCCAGTATATTCATTGTCCCACGTCTAAAGGCTTATGTCAAATGGGATGTACCCCCCATACGGTTACGACTACCCTACCTAAGCCCTTCGTCTGACCCCCATCCCCTTACCTGTGCAATTGCACCACCTTAGCTCCTTATGTGGCCGACCTATCATCTTTTTTACCTATCACAATTTTGTGATGGTGCACTGCGGTAGCTGCACTGCACAATCACGCAGACATGCGAAAGCCCCCCGGCCAAAGCCGAGGGGCCATTTGATCCGGGTATTATTCGGCAGCCATGTCGAGGTGATGGCTGGGAACCGTGATGGCCTTCGCTGCCCGTGCAATGTCGGCAACGTCGGCATAGGAGAGGATCACCTTGATCCCGCCTTGCGTGTGGAGTTCCACGCCAGCGAAGGCGATACGGTCGGGTATTGAATTGAACCCGTCCGCAATCTCTTGAGCCTCGTTAGCTGTACGACAGCCGACGATTGCCTTGTCAGAGAGGTAACGGGTTGACGTATCGCCCTTGCCCTTGATGGTTTCGATTTGAGTAACAACAACGTGTCGCATAGTAGTCTCCCTTACCGTGCGGTAGTGCACGTCAAGACGGGGCACGTATGCCCCGCCCTAGCTTGCACTTGCAGATCAGGCGGCTTTGCGTTCCTTGCCCTTGATATCTTCGAGCCGGTCCTTGACGGACGGGATATCAAGGATGGTGTTGCAGAACTGCGCGATATCATAGATATCGGAGAGCAGATCGTTAGCACCGGCCACGGCGATATGTTCTTTCAGGAACATACCGTAGAGTTCCCGCTTCGGATCAGCCATCAGCTTGTTGCCGATGAACTCGCCAATGTCGCCGATACGGGCGGCAAAGGTCTTGTTGGTATTGATAGCAACCGGCGCGTCACTCGTTGCCGGATCACCACCCTCGTCGCCTTCTTCTTGCTCACGCTTGGCTGTCAGCTTGAGGCTATCGAACGAACCGCCCAATTCGGCGGCCGCCGCTGCATCGAACTGCATGAACCCGGAAATCGAATAGAGTTTCCATTCGTCTTCCGGTTTCTCTGTGTTCCAGACCTTTATGGGTTTGGACACGCGCCGAACGTTACCGTCCTTGTCCATCAGCGGAGCCGCAGCACATTCGGCCAGCTTGTTGACCGCAACGAGTTGCTTTTCCAGCGCCATTGCGTCACGCAACGCCTTGACGCCTTTGTTCTGCTGCGAAACGAGGTCTTCCCGCATGTTCTCCAAATCCACCGGGTTCAACGCCCGGATAGCTTCGGGAACAGCGGCTTGGTTGGCGTTGTCGTCCTTGGCCAGCGCGATATGCGCCAGCGCCGACGCGATCCGCTTGCCTTCCGGCATGTTTTGAAGAAAGAATTTCAGATAGAAGGAAGTCTTGCGGAACTTCTTGTTCCCGTCCTTGAAGTAGGGTTCGTCGTATTTGTCGGGGCAAAGCCCGACTTCGGAACCCGGCGTTGGGAACTTGGCCAGAACTTCCGGTGCAACCTTGTCCTTGATAACCCTAAGGATCAACCAAGGCCCGGCGGCAACGTCCTTGCCAGCTTCCACCGTCCGCACAATGATCGCGTCAACATCGTTCGTCGGGAATGTCTTTGCGAGTTCATCGGAGAGGGAAACCATTGACTTTGCAATGGCTTCCTTCTGCTGGTCTGTCAGCTTGGGCAGCGCAACGGCTGCGTTGGCGTTGTGACCAACAACGGCGGCGGTATTCAAGAGTGTTTCGGTTGTCATGATTTTATCCTCACTTGATGCACGGTTCCCCCGTGCGGGGTCTTAAGATCGCGGCTGGAAACCAGACATGGCTTGGCCGCAAATACATGCGACGACATACCATAGCCTACCAGACCGATAGCTTGGCCATTCAGAGCAGGGGAGCAGCGAACCCGTAGGGCTGCGAACCATCTCTTGACCGTGCTTAGATACTATCGGCTCGAAGGGACTGCGTCAACCGGGATGAAGTCACGAAAGCGTTACAAAGTATGCAATATTGCATGGCTCCCGGCCGGAACTCCTAAAGGTGAACTATATTGCACTATCAATAGATACTGCATTATAGTTCTACCATAAGGGTTCCCTAAGGTTACCTTAGTATACTGTTGTAATTATGCTACGGTCCTAAGGGTATTAGGGTTTCTTATAGTATCCTAATGGTGCAGTGCAACCTTGCCCCGGCAGTGGCATAACGTATTTTGTATGCCAGCCCGGCGGGTGGTATGTGGCATGCCACCATAGGGGGTTGGGGGGTCATGAGGCGGCAATGAATTACACCTCGAAAATACCTCGCCAGATTTTTTTATCTTCCTCAGTTATGAACTTAAGAACTATTTTAGAAACTTCTACAGCTAATTTATCTTCTTTGGTCATTAGAATATCTTAGTATAAAGGAATATCCCTACCCCTAATAATAAAAACATACTACCGAAGGAATATACTAGATTCCAATCAATCATTTCTTAATCCATTTTAGAAATTTAATTAAACCATAACCAATTATGGTTAAGGAAGCCATACTTACTAAGAACATAACAATATCAAAGCTATTGTCATTTGTAGTTACACCTGCGTAAGGGGAATATCCAGAGAACTGGCTCCAGATATCAGGTAGGTCGGTAATCATTTCGTGTATTCTCCAGTTATCGGCTTCTTCAGGCCGGGATATCGGTAGGGGTATCGGTCTTATCAGTAGATCGGTCATTTATTAATCTTTCAATATACTCACGGCGCTTCTGGGACTGTCGATCCAGAACTTCCATCATCCGCTTTATCTCGTCTTCCTGCCAATCGCTCATCGAATTTCTCCAGTATCTTTCTAAACTTATGTAAATCTTTGGGTGAATTCTGGCATTTCCTCGCAATGGCCATTAGAAGCTCACTGATGCGTTTTATGTCTTCTCCGCTAGGGTGGGTGCGGACCACCTGTTCTAACGCATCCACGGGCTCCGTAGGGCCTCCTAGAGGCATTTTAATTCTCTTCGAGGGATCAATTATCCAATTCATGTAATTTCCTTGATTTCTACACCATCGACGCATATTCCGTCGATTTTAGAGCCGTATTTGTTTTCAGCCCAAGCGTAGGCTTCTTTGTAAGTCTTGGCTTCGTACTTTAAGCTTTGATTTAAGTATACTGCAAATGTCAAATTTCTATAATCCTTGTTTCAATGTACTACTTTCATAGTATTTCCTTTACAAGTACTATACTACCATGGTATAATGTTGTCAAGGGTTTATATTGCCTATTAATGCTAGCTAACCCCATAGGTAATTCAATTAAAGGAATATATATTTATGGCACTACTTAGAAATCGTGAAGTCTCCATCGCCGGTCGGGCTGATGGTGCTGATACTTCACCTACATATACTGTTATCTACAAGAACGGCGAACGTGAGAACGTCCTTCTGTCGGAACTCCAGCTCACCAAGCAGGAAGCTGACGACATGAAGAAAGCCCACGGCGAGAATGTACTCGTCGGCGTGAACGTCGTTGAAGACAAGGATCTTCAGGATCTCCGCGATAAGCAAGATCGTACTAAGATCGAAGAGAATCAGAAGAAACAGGGTACTGATCCTGTTGAAGTCAAGCGCGTTATGGTTGATCCGGCAGAAGTCGCTGAGAAGTCTCCCGCTAAGAAAGCTAAATAATGACTACAGCTCTACACACCGTTAAAATCATCTTTGCCGTCGGCTTCATTGTCGCAGGCACAGTGGCTCTCTGGTTGGCTCGTGACCTTGCTCTACCCCTCTTCGTAGGTGGCATTGCTTGGTGTAAGATCCCGGAGTAAAAATGCCCTTATATGCTTCCGACGGTAGTACCAACATAAGTGTTGTCAATGGTAATACATACGTTGGTAGGTACGCCCCAAACGGAAGTCTAAACGTCGTCCAGGGTAATGGAGCATCCTACACAGGATTCCATCACCCTAGTGGCGCTCTGTACGTAGTCAATGCAGGTTCCAATAAGGGTAAACATTCTCCGACTGGGGGTATTCATGTATCTACTTCAGCCAATAGCGCTGGAGCGGATAGAGTAACCGTGGTTTCGGGAAGTTTAACTTAATGCCCTTGATTGAATATTCAGTGAGTCTTGGAAATCTTCTTACGATCTTCGCGACCGTAGGCTCCGTAATGACCTTCATGTATACCATGCGTGGTGACATTTGGGTTGTCAAAAACGATATCAAACACTTAGAGGAAAGCCAGAAGTCCCTAGCAGAGGCATTCAGCCAGCTGGGTAAGATCCTTACTGCAGTTGCAGTCCAGGATACTAGGTTAACTATGATTGAACGAAAGATCGACGAACTCGCACATGGACAAGGTTATGTCGACGCAAGGAAAGATAGAACCTAATGCCTAATAGAATACCATCTCTTGGTGGTGTCGTTCCTGTTCCTGATCCTACTAAACTCACAACTGATGCTGTAGACAAGGCTAAAGTAGAAGTAGACGTACGTCTTAGTTCCATGAAGGAATTAATGGATGAGAAGTTCAGGGGCGTGGCAGCTGAGTTTGCTATGAGAGATACAGCCCTTCAAGCAGCATTGAAAGCTGCAGAAGCCGCTGTAAGACAACAAAACGAATCAAATACCGTAGCTATAGATAAATCAGCTACAGCCTTTACCAAACAAATCGATGGGCTCGATGAGAAGATCAATGACCTCAAAGAACGTATGTCTGAATTATCTAGTAAGAACTACGGAGCCATTGGTGCTTACATCGTAGGTGCCGTAGGCATTATAGCGATTGTTATAACTCTAGCAGCTACATTATTTAGACACGTATGAAAAAGCCCAAATCTGAAGTCGAAGCACGTCGTGACGAACGGCGTAAGCTCGCTGAGAGTTCATTAGAAGAATTTATTAAACTGGTACACCCTAAACGTATGTTAGGAAATATCCACCGTGAAGTTATAAGCTGGTGGACTTCCTCTAACGCAAAGAGTCATCAGTTGTTATTGCTACCACGTGACCACATGAAGTCCGCATTGATTGCGTACCGTGTGGCATGGGAGCTTACTAGAGACCCAACACTAAGGGTTCTTTATATTTCAAGTACTTCAAATCTTGCTACTAAGCAGTTGAAGTTCATTAAAGACATATTTACCGACGATACTTACCGACTGTATTGGCCAGACATGGTCAATAAAGAAGAAGCCAAACGCGAGAAGTGGACTGAAAGGGAAATCTCCCTTGATCACCCTCGTCGAAAAGAAGAGAACATACGTGATCCCTCTATCTTCACTGCGGGACTTACTAGTAACATTGTTGGTATGCACTGTGACATTGCCGTACTTGATGACGTGGTGGTACAGAGTAACGCATACCTCGAAGACGGACGAGACAAAGTAAGGGATCAATACGGTCTATTGTCGTCCATCGAGAGTGTTAACTCACGGGAGTGGGTCGTAGGCACACGTTACCATCCGAAAGATTTGTATAGTACTCTATTGGAGATGGTAGTTGAAAGTCACGACGAATTTGGCCATATTACAGAAAAAGTCCAACTCTTTGAAGTCAAGGAGTACCCAGTCGAGTCAGCAGGTGACGGCACTGGAGAATTCCTCTGGCCACGGCAGCAAAGATCAGACGGCAAGTGGTTTGGCTTCGACGACAGGATACTCGCTCAAAAGCGAGCACAGTACGTCAACAAAGTTCATTTCCGCGCTCAATATTATAATGATCCTCACGATGTTGACAGTTCTCCTATTAATCGGAGTCTATTTCAATACTACGATCAGACTTGGTTGGCTCGAAGAGATGGTGCGTGGAACTTCAAAGGGAATAGACTTAACGTCGTTGCCGCTGTAGACTTCGCTTATAGCACAGCTAAAGCAGCTGACTATTCTTGCGTAGTCGTCCTAGGTGTCGATGGTAATCATAATTACTACATCTTTGAGATCGATCGCTTCAAGACAGCTCAGCCCTCTGAGTACTTCAAGCACATACTCAAGCTCTACGAGAAGTGGGGCTTCCGTAAAATACGTTGTGAAGTCTCTGTAGCCCAGCAAGTTCTGGTCAATGACTTCAAAGAAAATTACATTAGACCGCTCGGCCTATCACTATCGGTTGACGAGTACCGTCCGAGCCGCTGGCAGGGGTCTAAGGAGGAGAGAGTCTTCTCTATACTCGAGCCTAAATATACTAATCAACAAATCTACCACTACCAAGGTGGTAACATCCAGGCTTTAGAAGAAGAACTTATCTTCGCAAACCCGGCACACGATGACATCAAAGATGCTCTAGCATCCGCAATTGACTTCGCTACCGCGCCTGTAGACCTATTTAGACAGCAAAAGGATAATCAACCTGTGTTTCAATACCATAGCCGTTACGGTGGTGTAGCTTGACCGGTAAAGTCGTACAAGTAGACGACGTCATCACCCCCGATAGACGTGCTACCAAAATCGTAGAACAATGGCAGACGTGGATTAATATGCGTCGTGTTGCCGAGAATGAGTGGACAGAGATACGTCAATACGTATTTGCTACTGATACATCACACACAAGCAATTCTTCCCTGCCTTGGAAGAACCGGACAACTATTCCTAAGCTCTGTCAGATCAGAGACAATCTCTATTCCAATTACTCCGCTACTGAATTCCCCAATAGGGTTCCCATCATATGGGAAGCCAATGAGAAGGATGCAGACAGCAAGCGTAAACGTGATGCCATTACCAACTATATGCAGTGGGTTATGGAACAGCCTTCCTTTAAAGCCGAAATGGATAAAGTCATCCTTGACTATATCGATTACGGCAATTGTTTTGTCACAGTGGACTGGGTAGACCAGAGGGTAGACCAAGAAGGTCATATTCAATCTGGGTACGTAGGTCCTATGGTACGGCGTATCTCGCCTTTAGATATCGTTATGAACCCGACGGCAGAGGATTTCCTTTCTTCTCCCAAGGTCATTCGTAGCGTAATCAGCATGGGTGAACTCAAAGAGATCATGCAGCGGATGTCTAACGATGAGAACGCTGAGGAATACGCAGAACTCTATAAGTATCTCACAGAGATCCGTTCTAATGCCCGTACCTCTACAGGTGAGTGGCAAGAACGAGACAACATGTACACTGTAGATGGTTTCTCTTCCTTCCAAGATTACCTCAAGGGTGACAACGTAGAGATCCTTACATTCTACGGAGATCTATACGACAGTACAGACGGGATGTTCTATAAGAACCATGTCATTACCGTAGTCGATCGTCACAAGCTTTTGGGTATGAAACCCAATCCGTCTTTCTTCGGGTATCCCCCGATTTACCATTCGCCATGGCGTCGTCGTCAAGACAACCTGTGGGGAATGTCTCCGCTTGCCAATTTGGTGGGTATGCAATACCGCATCGATCATATGGAGAACATGAAGGCCGACATGATGGATCTTTCTACGTATCCTGTACAGAAGGTACAAGGTTTCGTGGAAGACTTCACATGGCAGCCCGGCGAGAAGATATTCGTATCTGAAGAAGGTGATGTCAACCTAGTCCAGCCTAACATTAACGTACAGCAACTCGTCCAAGACATTGGAATGATGATGCAGTTGATGGAAGAAATGGCCGGCGCACCTAAGGAAGCTATGGGCTTCCGAACCCCCGGTGAGAAAACTAAATATGAAGTCCAACGACTTGAGAACGCCGCTTCTAGGGTCTTCCAAAACAAGATACGTCAGTTCGAAGAGCAGATCGTTGAGAGGGTACTCAATGCAATGCTTGAGTTGGCTCGACGCAACCTCGTCGGAGTTACAACGATCAAAGTATTTGACGATGAGCTTAAAGCTGCTTCCTTCCAGGCGCTTACGGTTGAGGACATTACTGGCATCGGCCGCATTAAGCCGGTTGCTGCTAGACACTTCGCGGAGCAAGCCGAGCTTATACAAAACCTCACTAGCATGGCACAATCTCCCCTTTTCCCGGTCGTACAGCCCCATATGTCCGGTATCAAACTCGCTAAGCTGTTTGAGAAGGCATTTAATATGGAGCAGGAAGAAATCATGCTTCCCTTCGTAGCCTTGACTGAACAGGCAGATGGTCAGCGTATGCAGCAGGCTCTACAGGAGCAGGTACTCCAAGCAACACAGACTGCATCCGGAATGGGTGAAGACTTCGATATGCAACCCTCCGCACAGCAAGTCCAACAGATGGCAGGAGCGCCCCCGCAATGATGGCACAATGGACAAAGAACCTCGATAAAGACGAGGACAAGAAGAATTTTCAGAATAGTATTTTAGGTTCCAGACCCGTCCTAGAACGACTATATGAACTCCTCGATGAAGAGGAAAGGGACCTTGATAGTTCCGAACTTAAGGAAGCTGTGTATGATTCTCCTAGTTGGAGTGCCTTACAGGCTCACAAGAACGGTCAACGATCAATGATCCGTAAAATCAAACAACTTATAAATCTGGACCAACAGAAAGCATAAAATGAATCTATTAGAAGACACTAATCAGGAAGACCATATCCAGATTGATCCGAATAAGAATTACCTCGACGAACTCGTCGGTGAAGGTAAGAAATTCAAAACCGTTGAAGATCTTGCCCGTGGTAAAGCTGAAGCGGATACGTACATCGAACACTTCAAGCAACGTCATGATGAACTTCGTGAATACGCCCAGAAGCTTAAATCGGAGTACGAAGCCGGACCATCCCTTAAAGAGCTTATCGACCAGCTTAAGAACTCTAAGGCGTCTAACAACGACAACACCCAGAGCGTGAATGAAGACAAGTCCGATACCCTTAGTATGGAAGAGTACCAGAAATTAGTCCGTCAGGAGATTGCCGCTAACAAGCAGCTTGATCGTGAAGAGTCTAACTACGCTACTGTCCAAGCTAAGCTCATAGAGACATGGGGGCCTAACTACGCTTCCGTTCTCAAATCACAAGTATCTCAACTCGGTTTATCAGCAGATTTCGTAAATGACCTTGCCCGCAAACATCCACAAGTTCTTTTCAAGACCTTGGGACTTGACAGTCAACGACAAAGCGAAAACTTTCAGGCCCCGTTTAAATCAACGAACAAGTCTGACCCTTTTAATTCAGGTGCTCCTAAGCGCACTTGGACTTATTATGAGAAAATGCGTAAAGCCGAACCACTGAAGTACTTTGATCCGAAAACCCAAGACCAAATGTTTAAAGATGCCGAATCATTAGGGGATAACTTTAATGATGGAGATTTCCAAAAACGTTTTGGTTAATTTTTAATCAAAGGAGACTAACATATGGCTAGTGGTTTTACAACCCTAACTAATGAACATCTCATTCGTGCAAACATCTATAGTAATCAAATTACTAAGATGTTCCAGGATGACCTGTTCGCCATGCGTTTTGTCAGGACGATTACGGATTTTCCGGATGGTACGACTCTTAATATTCCCCGTCTGGGTCAGGCAGAACAGTCTGACTTCGCAGAAGGTCAAGCAATCAAGTACAACAAATTCGACACTGGTAACTTTACGTTCCAGATCGATCAGTATAAGTACTCGGCTAACTCGATCTCTTCGAAGTTCAAACGAGATTCTTTCTGGTCGGCGCAAGTTCAGGCAGCTTTTGCTCCCGAACAGCACCGAGCCCTGATGAAGGGATTTGAAGCTCGTGTCTTCAACCGTGCAAACGCCTCTCAAACCGCTACTTCCCTGAACAACTATAATGGTGCTGCGCATCGTTGGGTTGCTTCGGGTACCAACGAAACCATCGCTCTTAAAGACTTTATGCTTGCTGAGTTCGCACTCCGCAAGGCTAATGTCCCGATGCGTAACCTCGTCGCCATCGTCGATCCCTCCGTTGCATTCGCAATTGAGAACTCGACCAACGCAGTCAGCCTGCTTTCGCCTATGCCCAAGTGGGGTAACATGGTGAATGAAGGTCTGGTGTCTGGCTTCCAGTTCCGCTTCAACATCTATGGCTTCGATGTCTACATCTCGAACTATCTTCCCAATGGTATCGCTGAAACCATCAATGGCCGTTCTACGACTGTTGGTGTGGCAAACCTGTTCTTCTCGGCTGACCCCGGTGACACACTGCCCTTCATCGCTGCCTTCCGTCAGATGCCCACCGTTTTCTCGGAGTTCAATAAAGACCTCCAGCAGGACGAATTCCTGACTATTTGTGAATACGGTGTCCAGGTGTACCGCCCTGAAAACCTCGTCATCGTCCTCAGCGACGTCGACCAAGTTGTTTAAAGGAGATACATAATGGCACAAATGGATAACACTGGTCTTTACCAGAAATTCGGTGTAGAACAAACCGTCACCCAAGCGGGTGGCGAGTACCGTAATAACAGCAAAGAGCGGGAGATCGAAATTCTGATCAACCTTGCTACGCTCACTGAAACTGAGTCTGTTGTTACCGGTGCAGACAACATCTTCTTCCCTGCCGGGGTGAAGATCACCGAAATTGAAATCCTCGTTGAAACCGCCGCCGCAACTGGCGTCGCGATCGACCTTGGTTTCGTCCGTACTGATCGTACAACTGAAATCGACTACGATGGCCTTCTGGCTGCGTTCGTCACTGCGACAATGACTGTTGGTAACAAAGTCGTTCTCCGCAAGGGCGGCACTCAGGCAGGTGCTATGGTAGGTAGCGGTGTAGCTACTACCAATGTCGGCCACATTACTTGCTCTCGCACCACTGCGACTGCATTTACTGCGGGCGTCATCAAAGTAACTATTCGTTACGAGCGACCCTAATAGGAATGGGGGCTTCGGCCCCCTTTTCTTTCTTAAAGGATTAAAATGGCAAACGTTTCTCACGCCTCATTAACAGGCTCTAATCTTCACGAACCCAAGGGTGTTGCTACAGCAGCCATTGGTACGGTGTATGTTGCGAACGGCTCTGGCAGTGGAAGCTGGACTGACGTAGGCACCGCCTCTTTCACGGGTATGATCGCTGACTTCATTACTCCAGTAGCTCCTACGGGGTGGTTAGAGTGTGATGGCGCGACAATCTCTACAACTACTTATTCTGCTCTCTATAACGTCATGGTTATCCACAACAGTGGAACCAGAAGTAATGGAAGTCCTATTATAACCAGCATGGTTACATCTACGGGTGTCTTCGCTGGTATGTACGTCTTTGGAGCAGGCATTCCAACTGGTACTACTATCCTTACGGTAGACTCCGGTTCTCAAATAACTCTTTCTAATAACGCTACTTCTTCAGGTACTGCAGCGTTCGATGTCTCTCCGTGGCTACTGAATACAGGAACTATCCAGCTTCCTAACCTTACTATCAATGGTAAGTTTAGACGTTCTAGAAGTTCTACTACTCAAATTGGTCAAACCCAAGCCGATCAGAATAAATCCCATACTCATACTCTGAGTGTAACTGGTACAAGTAGTTCTGACGGTGCACATACACATACCGTAAATATAACTGATCCGGGCCATGATCATTTTGCAAGAATTGTGTCTAGTGGTGCTTCAGGTACTCTAGCTCAAAATATCGGTGTCGGCGGTGACACCATGGATAACAAAACAGGTACTCGTGTTACAGGTATTACTGCTGCTACTGTTTCTAATGGTGCACATACTCATACGATGACTTCAACTGGTACATCCGGTTCTGAGGGTGGAACTGAAGCCAGACCTACTAGCATTATTGTCCTGACTTGCGTTAAAACTTAATGACTAAACTTACTCTATCTAACGTATCTAACCTACAGAACGAGTCTACTGTTGTAACTGCCCTTACAGCTAATAATACAGCTACGTCTACGGCTATGGAGAATACCCTCTCTAGGGATGGTACTCTTCCTAATCATATGAATGCCGACTTTGATATGAATGGCAATCGTATTATTAATCTACCTGATGCTACGACTGAACAAGAGCCTGCTACGTATAGCCAGCTTCTTGAACATGTAGATGCTCTCGAGAATGGCGCTGTAATTGATGCTAGTTTTATTACTTTAGGAACTGATCCGACTCTTATTAATGAAAGAGTCCTTACTGCAGGTAATGGTATTGACTTCGCTGATACTGGTCCTCAAGGCACCCTTGTAATAAGCACTGACAATACTGAGATAGACAATCAACCGGGTACTCTTACCAACAAGAACATCAGTCTTGGTAGTAATACGTTAACAGGCACGACTGCTCAGTTTAATACAGCTTTGACTGATAACGATTTCGCTACTCTAGCTGGTGCAGAAACTCTTACTAATAAGACAGTAAATTTCACTAGTAATACGTTAACTGGAACTAGGGCACAATTTAATACAGCGCTTAGCGATGATGACTTTGCTACATTAACGGGAACAGAAACTCTTACTAATAAGACGTTGACAGCTCCTGTTATGACTACCCCAGTACTTGGTACTCCAGCTTCTGGTACTCTAACAAATGCTACGGGTCTACCCATATCTACAGGTGTTTCTGGATTAGCCGCTGGTATAGCGACCTTCTTGGGAACTCCAACTTCAGCAAACTTAGCAACGGCGGTTACAAATGAAACGGGTTCTGGAAATCTTGTTTTCGCTACCAGTCCTACTCTTGTTACTCCTATTCTTGGTACTCCTACATCCGGAACCTTAACTAACGCTACTGGTCTTCCAATATCCACAGGTGTCTCAGGATTGGGTACAGGCGTTGCCACCTTCTTAGGTACCCCTTCATCTGCTAATATGTCGGCTATGCTTACAGATGAAACTGGTTCAGGCTCCAATGTATTTGCTACTTCACCCACATTAGTTACCCCTAATCTAGGTACGCCTTCTGCAGCCACTCTCACCAACGCTACGGGTTTACCTGTAGCGACTGGTATATCTGGGCTCGGAACCGGCGTTGCAACTTTCCTTGCTACTCCTTCCTCAGCTAACTTAGCTACAGCAGTCACTAATGAAACTGGTAGTGGTGCATTAGTATTTGCAACCTCTCCTACTTTAGTTACTCCTGCTTTGGGTACACCTGCCTCAGGTGTCCTTACAAATTGTACTGGCTTGCCCCTAACAACTGGTGTAACTGGAAATCTTCCAGTAGGCAATTTGAACAGTGGTACTGGTGCCTCAGCTACTACCTTCTGGAGAGGTGATGGTACTTGGGTTACTCCCTCAGGTAGCGGCGATGTCGTAGGTCCTGGTTCTGCAACTGATAATGCCGCAGCTAGATTTGATACTACTACTGGTAAGTTAATACAAAACTCAGTCTTATTGATTGCTGATACTACAGGTGATCTTTCTAAGACCGGTGCTGGGGGTCTTGATATCGAAGGCACTAATACTAACGACAGTGCTCCAACTGGTTATAAAGGTGAGGTTATGTCCAACTCTGCGAGTGGAAACCTTACGAGTGCTACTTCTGCAAATAGAGGACAGATTACACTTACTGCAGGAGATTGGCTCTTGTTTGGGGGTGGAATATTCTCTGGATCTGGTGCTACAATAACTACGGACGTAAAACTTGCTCTTAACAACGTAAGTGCTACAATTCCATCTTCGACTGCACTCCAGTTTTTCCAATTTAGAAATGGTGCAGGTATTACAGATTTCTTGTATGCTCCCATGGTAGGTCCGTGGAGAGTGTCTCTCGCGTCTTCAGAGACTTGGTACTTAGTTGCCCAAGCTACATTCACTACAAGTACTTTCGGTTGTGGTGGAACTATATTCGCAATAAGAATGCGTTAACAAAGGATTTAAAATGATTGATGTTTCTCAGGCTCCCTACAACGTTGTCGGCGATTGGAATGGAAGTGATACTACAGCTACTAATAATACAGCTGCCCTACAAGCAGCGATTGCAGATGCCCAAGCCAGTAATACCCTAGGTGGTGTTGTTGATAATGGTGGAACACAAGGGGACACAATCCTCTTGCCTAAGGGCTCCATTATGTTTGATGATACTCTAACTCTTGGTGATGGTGTTTCCTTCCAAGGCAGCGGAGACTTCGCAACTAACTTACGAGTTAAAGGTAATTTCGCATCTAATAAACACAGGATTAGACTAGGTTCCCCCGGAGATACATTGTCTTCATTCGGTGGCCGTCTTAGTAATCTTGTTGTCTCCCAACCAAAAACATTGGAAACCAATTCGGATATTGCCCTAGTTTATACTAATGATGTCCAAGATGGTACGATTATGGATCACGTCCTCTTAAGAGGATTCCAGACCCGTTGTTTCGTTGGTGAAGTCGGCTATGGTGGCGCAACGCTTATTCGTATGAGACAACTTGGTGGAAATACACGGCGTGCTGCTGGTGCTGTTCCTGCCTTCTCATTCGATTACGGTGAAGGTACAATGATTGACGTCGAAGGCTTTGAACCTTCTGGTGGTCGTATTGATCCTACCGATCCTAATAGCCCAAGTGCTCCGGGTTCTGTCGGTTGTTACGTACGCGGTGGCTTTGGTAGCTTCCGTCACGTACACGGTGAATTACTTGAAACCTGTATGCTTCTGAATTTGAAATCAACTAAATGTTTCTGTGATATTAACTTCATGACCGGCGGTCCAGAGAACCACTACGAAATCGTAGTCCAAAACAATGCAGCTCAGTTGAATAGGATTAGACTAGCTAATATAGTTCGTAACGGTAGTCCCCCCACTAATCCTCTCGTTTTAAATGGTCAAAGTGGTGGCAGTCATATCTTCAACGATATCATTGATCCCATAAGGATTTAATATGAAATATACACTACTTGAATTAACCCAGACTGTCTTGTCTTCAATGGACAGTGATGAAATTAATTCAATCAATGATACTGTAGAAAGTCAGCAAGTCGTAGAAGTCATCAAGACTGTTTACGATGACATCATCAGTCGTGGGGATTTAACTACTAATAAAACCCCATTCAACCTCACAGCTAGTACAGATCCCCTCAAGCCTATCATAATGACCAAACCAGAGGGTATCGAGCGAATTGAATGGATTAAGTATAATACCCAGAAGCTTGCAGATACGGTTCCGGCTTGGACTAACATGACTTACATTCCTCCTATGGACTTCATTGATTACATGCATGGCTATAATCAAACGGAAAGCAACGTCGAAAGCTTTACGCATACCATAGATAGTTACGTAATTACGTTTACATACAGGAATGACGTAGCCCCTCATTACTATACATCTTTCGATGACAACGAGATATTCTTCGATAGCTACGATGCCGAGGTAGATAGTACTCTACAATCGTCTAAAAGTCTTTGCTACGGACTTAAGATTACTGACTTCCAGAAGACTGATACTTTCGTACCAAACCTTCAGCCACAACAGTTTGCTTTACTTCTTAATGAAGCTAAGTCTTTGGCGTGGGCTGAACTCAAACAGTCTGTACATCAGAAGGCTGAAGTATCGGCCCGTCGTAATTGGCGTCATCTTCAGAAGACCCGCCAAGAAATCCCTAATACTTCTGGTGATCTACTGAACAATGCACATAATTTCGATAGGCTTCCTAACTATGCCCGGCGTCGTTAATGCCACAGCAGTCTAGCGTCTTCGCAGAAAACAGTTTTATAAATGGCGTCGTAACAGAAGCCACTGGTCTTAACTTCCCTGATAAGGCAGTCAAAGAAGCGTACGACTGTATCTTCGACTTAGATGGTAGTGTCTACCGTCGTCTAGGGTTTGATTTTGAAACTAACTTCCAAACTAAGACTATCAACAGAGACAACAAAGTAATTAAGAGTTATCTCTGGCAGAACGTATCAGGTAATGGAAACGTTACTGTAGTTGTTGTTCAAGTAGGTAATACTCTGTATTTCTACGAGACTACTGGAAGCGGAAGCTTTTCAGAGGGGGCTCAGACAACTACAGTAACTCTTACTCCAGTTTCAGGCGCACCTTCTACTGATACCGTAGAAGCCCAATTCTGTGATGGTAATGGTTACTTAATCGTAGTCCATCCCTACTGTGAGCCCATGCGTATCGATTACGATCCATCAGGTCACGCCGCGTCTGCTACTAATATCATCCTTAAGATCAGGGACTTCGAAGGGGCAAGTACTGATCCCTACGCAGTAGACTTCAGACCTACTACTACCTTTGGGGCTATGAATACCCCACATTGGTACAACTTGACTAATCAAGGTTGGACTAGTACTAACCTTACCGCATGGGATGCTGCCCAGACGACTATGCCGTCTAACGCAGATGTTATGTGGAGGTTTAAGGATTCGTCAGATAACTTCGATGCTAGTTCTACTAGTGTAGCTAGAGTTAACTCTGGTAATACCCCAGCACCTAAGGGTTATTATATACTAACTCTATCCAACCAAGATAGACCTGCTGCTGTAGGCTCTGCTCCCGGTAGTGTACCTAGTACAACTACTGGTTTTCAACGTCCGTCTGTATGTGCTTTCTTCGCAGGTAGAGTATTCTATGGTGGTATTAATTACGTTGGTTTCAACTCTAATATATACTTCACTCAGATTATAGAACGTCTAGATCAATACGGAAGTACCTACCAAGTAAATGATCCCACTTCCGAGAATCTATTTGATCTACTCCCCAGTGATGGTGGAGTAATAAGTATTCCTGAAGCAGGAACCATTATTAAGATGTTCACAGTCCCCGGTGGTCTGTGTGTATTCGCGGCTAACGGCTTGTGGTTTATCACAGGTTCCACCGGCTTAGGTTTCACAGCGACAGATTACGCAGTCCTTAAGATTGCAGACATCTCTACTATCTCTGACGCATCCTTTGTTAATATCAACGGTTTTCCCGCTTGGTGGAATGCAGAAGGTATTTATGTTCTTCAGGGTCAGCAGGGTGGTCTTCCGACTGTCAAGTCTTTGACTTACGATACGTTCAAGACCTTCTACGATGAAATACCCGTTACATCTAAGAGGTACGCTAAAGGATTCTACGATAAGACTGATGGTATCATCCGTTGGATTTACCGTAGTGAAACTACCACAGAGTTAAACGAAACCTACGAGTACGATAGAGTACTAAACTATAACGTAAGAACTAACGCTTTCTTTCCTTGGACTATTACAGATAGTCCTGTGAAGGTCCATAGTATATTATCTTCTGAACTCGTTACCCGTCCTGTTTTAATCAACAACGTAGTTGCGAACGGAGGCGTTGATAACGTCATAGATGGATCAGGTAATCAAGTAATTGCTTTTGCTGACAGTGGTAGTGATGACCAACAAATAGATAAGTACTTAGTTTCCTACTTCGATGGTACCGACTATAAGTTTACATTCGCTAATGTTCATAGTGAGTTATTGAAAGATTGGTTCTCTTACGATGACTTCGGAGTACACTACGATAGTTACTTCATAACGGGATATAAACTCCCTGGTCAGGCTATAAGAAAGTCTCAGAATTGCTGGGTACAAATCTATAGTCGACTTGATGATGAAGTAATGTACCGCTTCCAAGCTATCTGGGACTTCGCAACAACGGGTTCGGGTACAGGTAGATGGAGTACAAATCAATTAATCATCCATGATGATCTCGATTACAGTAACGCCTCTAGAAGGCTTAAAGTAAGAGGCCATGGTAAAGCCCTACAATTCAGAGTGTCTTCCGTAGAAGATAATAACTTCGATATAATCGGATGGACTACTTTACAAACTATAAATGGAGTCCCGTAATGAGCCTTGCTCAAGCAAATCTAAAACGATGGAATGACTGTCACATCTCTGCTGAGATGGGTCCAGTCTTCAAACAAGCTGCAGATAGAATTAATCTTCCCCAGAACCGTCACCGCTACGAAGCCGTATCTAAGATGGTTAAAGAAGCCGGCTATTCCCAGATCCCTTGGGAGTTCATTGCCGTTGCACATAACCGTGAGTCTAATGGTAACTTCGATACATACTTAGGCAACGGTCAACCACTCAGTCAGAAAACTACAATCGTTCCTAAGGGTCGTGGTCCTTTCAAGGATTGGGAAGCAGGTGCACTCGATGCATTGATTAACTGCCCACCGTACGCTGCCAAGAATAAAGATTGGTCTATCGGTGGTACCCTCGCTAAACTGGAGGAATACAATGGTCTCGGCTATGCTAGCAAGGGAGTTCCTTCTCCTTACCTCTGGGCTGGTACTGACCAGTATGTTAAAGGTAAGTATGTTAGTGATGGGAAGTACGATCCTAATCATGTGGATAAACAACTCGGAGCCGCCGGTCTCCTGAAGTTCCTTGGCTACGGTCGTAAAGGTCCTACAGGTCTTGGTTCAGTCGTCGTAGCCGCTGGTACAGCTGCTGCCGCTGGTGCCGCAACACAATCGCCTTCATGGTGGATGTGGGCTCAGGATCATTGGGTTGTCCTTGGTCTTGCTGTCGTTGGTCTAGCTATCGTTGCTGATCTTTGTATTGCCCTCTACAACAACGAAAAGAATCAACTCCATGTTGGATAAATTTACAATCTGGTGGGATAAACTCAAAGCCTTCTTCAAGCGCTCTGAAGTTATCCTTTACTCCCGTCTTCAAACTCTATCTGGTTTCGTACTTGCCGTACTCGGTACTATTGACTGGCAGCAGATCTCTACATGGGATTTCACTACGCCTAAGCAAACTGTTTGGCTTGGTGTCGGTCTGATTGTTAACGGTTCGGTTACCGAACTCTTGAGGCGTCGTAACTCGGCCTTAACGTAATGATGGGATTACTTGCCCTAATACCCGGACTGTTTACTACAGTCAACGGGATAACTAATGCGATCTCTAATGAACGGTTAAAGCTTATACAAGCTAAGACTGACCAAGAAAAGATCGCTGCTCAAGAACGTATAACTTCATTACAGGCAAAACGAGATGTCCTCATTGCAGAAAGTGGTCGCAGTAGCTTTAATGCTTACGTGCGTGGTAGTATTGGCCTTTTCGTATCTCTGATACTAGGTAAGTTACTCTTCTGGGATAAAGCGGTCGGCTCTCTAGCCGGGTGTTCTGGTAGGTTCGGTAGTCAAGATGGTTGTAATATCTTCTTGACTGACCCCCTCGATGCCAACCAATGGGCAGTTATTACTGCAGTCATTGGTTTCTACTTCCTCTACGAAGGTGCCGTTAACGTCACAAGGATTATTAAAAGCTAATGTTAGTAAATTATGATATAGAAGAAAGACGTCGTGGGAAGATGAAGTCCGACGACCGAGTACTCGTGCTTGCTCCAATGGAAGGTAAACCTTCTTTGTCTGCTAGCGGTTCTGTAGACAAACGGTTATTCAAGGGCGAGAATACCCTTCACGCCTTATACGATGTCAATACTGGTACTTGGAAGATGGCCTATGAAATGGGTGGTCTGCCAGGTGGCCTTGAAGGTAAGTTTACTACATTCAATGAACTCGTAGACACAGCTAGGGGTTACTTCAAACGGCGTAACGTAGAAATCATAGAAATAAAAGAATGAGAATAGCAACACCAGAAGACTTTAGTACAGTCAAAGAAATGGTCATGGACTTTATTAAAGTCTCTGGCTACAACGACTACGCAGATCAAGACGTCCTAGATGCTTTGATTTTTAATATGCTCGCAGGTCCTCAGAATGAAAAGATAATCATCCTTACCGATGGTGGCTTTCTTGCTGGTAGGGCTACACAGTTTCCTTTCGGTAAGCACTTGATAGCTTCTGAGATAGCTTGGTGGGTTAATCCCGATAGCCGTGGTAACAAAGAAGGAACTCAACTCCTTGAGGCCTTTGAGTTCTGGGCTAAGGAAAAGGCTGGTTGTTCTTTAATCACTATGACTTCTCTCTCCGAAACTATCGGGGAAATCTATGAGAAGAAGGGCTATAAGCTTTATGAAAGAGCTTATATGAAGGTACTGTAATGGCCGCACTAACTGCTCTTACTTTAGCTGCTGGCATAGGGACTATGGCTTATGGAGCTTACAACTCCTACCAAGGCCAACAGCAAGCTAAGCAAGGTGCTCAACAGGCTGCAGCGGGAGCAGCTATACAAGCCCAGGCTGCACGTGAACAGGCTGCTATATCCAAAGAGCAGGCTGCGAGTAGTGTTGTTTTTGCTGGACAGGAACGGGATGTCAACATCCTTGCTTCCCAGCAGAGTATAGCAGCTAGTAACCAAAGCTTCGATATCAACAAGGGTATCATCGCTGGTGAGCGTAGTATTGAAGAACAGAAGCAGAAAGCTATGGAGCTTGATGCTAGACGTCAGCAATTAGAAGTAATACGCAATCAACAGCGTGGACGCGCACTCTCACTGACTACTGGTGTATCACAGGGTGGTAGTGGCTTCGTCGGTGGATCGTCTGCCCGAGGTGGCGCACAAGGCCAGATCTCCGGTCAGACTGGTGTTAACCTTCTGGGTATTCAACAGAACCTCCAGATTGGCAGGGACATCTTCGGGCTTAACCAAGGTATCTCTAATAACCGTGTTGCTCAGGCAGAACTCGAACATACGTATTCGCTTCAGCAAGCAGCTAATCAAACTACTAAAGCTAGTACGGCGTATAACTACGCAGTCGCTAACGCTGGCTTCCAGACACGTCTTGCTGATACTCAGACACTGATGAGTCAAGGTCAAGGTCAAGTCAATATGGGTCAAGGTCAGATGCAACTCGGTGGAATGCAATCCCAATTCGGTGGTCAACTTATGGCCGCAGGTCCTCAGATATTCTCTGCAGGTACAAACTTCAGTCAACTTTCTGGCTCAAGCTTCTGGGGGTCCGCTAACAACTACAGTAGTAATTACAACAACGTTGGCTTCAATGGATCACCCTTCATGAAATTATTCGCTTAATGGCAAATCCTTTAGTAAATCCTGAACAAGAAATACCCCCGATCGGTGGCCCCCTCGAACTGGGTCAGCCGACGTACAACGTCGATCCTATATCTACACCACAAGAAACCTTTAGTGTAGATACAGACCTTACAACCTCTCCAGTAATAACCCCAGAGACTGCAGAGAAGCGTGCCTTTAAGTTTAAGTACGGACTAGACGAAGTACTCAAGAAGTCCCAAGAGGAAATCTACAGTGACATAGCTGGTGGCAACGAAGGTACTCTTCGTGAAATAGCTGCGGCTGAAGTAGACAAACGAAAGTACGACGCTATTCCTAAGGTTATAGCTGAAGTAGAAGCTAGGAAGGGTTCTCCCCTTACGCTTAAAGAGACTTCAAATATAGCCAATATGGTTAGGGATATGACTAAGTCCACTGATCCCAGTAGCGTTCTAGAAGAAGCCTACGGTAAACACTTCGTAGCTACTCTGGATAGAGAAGCTATGTCTAATCCTGACAGCTTCCTGAATAAGGCTAAGCAACAGTACCCTGAAGAAGTAGCTGAGATCTTCAATGAGAAAGCTACGTTAGTCACTAAGCGTGAGTACGCTCAGACTCTCTATGAGAATATCGAAGATGAGCGTAAGAGCCAAGGCTGGGTTCCATTTCTTGCTGATACAGCTAAGTTCATGGTCCCGGGTTACGAAGACATAAAGCTTCGTGGCAACGTAAAAGGTGTGGGTGTATTCTCAACTGGTGGTCTGGGTACTAACCTAGAACTACAGGCTAAGAAACTCCTTCAGCTTCCCTTCGACGAATTCAAAGTACAGCTAAAAGAAATCTCAGATAACCTCCGTAAGGATAATCCTCAGATAGCTTCTGAGTTTGTCAAGTCCGTCATGGGTATGTCTACGGAAGATCTAATCCTTAAGACTAGCGTTTTGCCTATGAGCGTATTCGGAATAGGTCTAGGCAAGGCTAGTGTTAAAGCTGGTGCAGCCGCAATAAGAGGTGTAGAGAATGTCACTGGAAAACAAATACTCAAAGATACAGCAAAAGCCGCAGAAGATATCGCGAAAGCCGCAGCAGATCCACAGGTCTCCAAGAGCACGATAGAAGCTGCCGCTGGCAACCTCAAGGAGTCAGCGATCACACGTGCTACTACTAATGCAGTAGGAGACATGTCTGGTAAGCCACGGGCTACTGAGAGAGCTATAGAAAGTCTCTCCGGTACATTCCGCGTCGATGATGCTGAGATGGCCGCAGGTCCAGGTAGGTTCGGTCAGGATATCGTCAATAGAATTGAAGAGTCCTCGAATACCGTACAGACTAATATGTTCAAAGCCATTGAGGAAATGCAGAAGGTAGATCGCCTACCTGATGTAATGGCTACAGAGAATGGCGTACGTGCTGTAATCGAAAGTGTCAAGGACAGATATACTGGACTGAAGAATATCATTATTGATACTTCTCGTCCGTATAAAGAAAAGATTAGTAATACTTGGTTGGTAGATATGCACCTCGGTCAAGCCGATGGTACGTACTTCTCCAGCCGTCAGGTTGCAGAGAACTACAAGAAGTTCCTTGGTCTTAAGGATGGTGAGTTCCTTGAAGGTGCAGACAAGGCTCGTACTCCGGATGTTAAGTTCGCTAAGCAATTAGAAGGATACATAGCTGAGGCTGAAGCCAAGATCGCTGATATCGAAAAGCGTATGGCTGATAATGTCTATTCCCGTCCAGACAAGATGAAGAAAGACGCAGAGACATTAGAGTTTCTTAAGAACGAAGCTATTCCTAATTACAAAGAAGAGCTTGGTTTGCTGACATCTAAGCAAACAGCTACTGTCGAGCAACAGGGATTAGGTTTCTACTTAAAGGTTACACGACCTGTAAATGAGACTTCGCCTATCATAAGACA